GCGCGACGGAAAAATTTGAGGACTTTTTGGCTAAAGATTTCCGGTGTAAAGTTACCGGAAGGCAGGTTATTGTAACCTGCAGCGCGATTAAAAGCCATCTGCTTTTCCTTCCATTTTGAGGTTTATGTTATGCGTTGTAATCGATTCGCCCTTCAGCCCGCGCCGCGTCTAATTCGCTTTCTAGCTTTTCAAACTCGTACGGTTTCATTCGGGCAATTTGTGAGACTTTCCAAATCTTTTTATCTCCAGTAGCTTCAGACGAAATATCTTTTGCTTTAGGTGATCGAATTACGGCTGCTGCCGCTTCATTCGATTTGGTTCGTCTCTTTGTTGAGATACCTTGATCTGCTTTGTACAAATCTAGGACTCGCGAGGCCCAACGAGCATCAGTATTATTTTTGTAAATACCGTCGGAAATACTTTCCGGCTGTTCGTCTAACCAAGCTAAGAACGCTTCATCCGCTTTGATTTCATTAAAATCTGGATGATTGTTCATGAGTTCGCGATATGCGCTTTGAACCTTGAGTTCCTTTTCACGTTCTCGAATAACTTCGATTTCTTGTTCCAAGCCTGAAGCCCGTTCTTGTGCCTTCAAAGTTGCAATTGTTTCTACAACATCGAACACGTCTGGGTATTCTTGCTTGAACCTTTCGAGTTCTTCTGGTGATTTTGGCAGAGTAATGTTTTGGCTTGCGGCTGCAGACTGCATAGCCTGTTCCATCTCTTTTTCACGCTGCTTGAAGGCTTGTACCTTTTCGTCGTAGTGACGTTTGAGATCGTCGTAACGTTTTTTGTAGTCGTGGTCTCTTTCTTCGGACCCTTGTACAAAGGATGTTGCTTCTTTCTCTTCTGGTTCTTCTTGCTGCGCTTCTACTTCAACGTTGTCATCATCGTCTTCGTATACCTCATCCCGGTATTTTCCACGATATAGACCTTCGTCGTTGACTGTTCCAAAGGAATCATTGGGTTTGTTTGCGCGGTGTCCGCGTACTTTTTGTTTTGCCATTGTTTTACCTCATGTTGCGGGGCCACATGGCTGTGGGTAGCCGCTCCGGTTGTGTCAGGGCCGCGTTAAGTGCGGGTAGCTGACGGATTCTTCTTACGGAAATTCTGGTGCTGCGAACGTGCGGTAAAACTCATGTCCGCCCAGTTCCGTAGAAAACTCTAAATTTTTTGATTCACGCATCCACTGGCTAGGAGCGTCTTTACGTGTATAAAATAAGGTATTCGCTGGAAGTCGCTGTACGCCTTCCGTTTCAGGATCAAGGACATTTTGTGCCGCTGCTGCAGCTTTTGCAAGACCCTTATCTGCAAGACCCTTTTTTACCTCAACTGCTCTATCGTAAAAAGTGGTTGGCTCTAAACCTGAAAACTGAAACGACTTGTTTTTTGCAATTTGTTTTAATAGAACATCGTCTAGAGTTTTTAGATTTTTAAAATCATAGTAGTCAGAATCCATACGATTCTTAACTACTTCACCGATTGCTTCCATGCTTTCGATAGGATCGGTCGTTGACTGGGTTTCAGTTAGGAACAACACAGTTAACTTGTCTTCTGGGGATAAGCTTCTAATGAACTGTTTGATCTGTTCGCGTTGTGGCTTACGGTTTGCAAATTTGGATAGCTTTGCCTTCAGTTCGTCGGATACAGGAAGGTACTCTTCCATGTCGATGTCTTCACCTACGTCACCAAGTTCCATACCTTGATCAGCCAAGAAGCCGCCGCCGCCCTGTGCTGCGCCAATCTTTTCGCCGTACTTGGCTTGACGACGTTTAACTTCGGGTTTGCCTTCGTCGTTAATCTTGTCTAAGAAATTTTTGCCGTATTTCTTTTCGATGGTTGCTACGACTTCCGGTTCAATTAAACGTTCACCGTCAGACAGGGCAACGTCTACCATACTTGTTTTGCCGCCCTTTTTCATCTTGGTTCGTTTGGTTGCTTCTCCTACAACCTTATCCAGCATCTTTTTGTTTTTTTCATTTGCTGGTTGATTGACTACAAAGGAACCGGCTTTGACTGAGGTGTAGCGGTTGTCAGCGATAGACATGTCGTCAGGTACTGTAGACGGATCTTTGTTGACGAAACCTTCGGTAATAGCTGTGCCACCGTTTTGCATACCGATGCGTCCGCCAGTTGCCCAATCTGTTCCGCCGCCCGGATCAGCACTGTCTGGACCGCTTTCAGGACTATCATCGCTTCTGTCGCTGGCTCTGTCGCTGCCCATATCTCCGGGACCAGACATGCCGCTGTTTGAACCCATCGAGGTGCTTCCAGTGTTACCGGTAGTGCCAGTGTTTCCGGTATTGCCGCTGGGTGAGCTACCGCCGCCGGGTGCACTAGGTCCCCGCTCTGATTTTAGGTCTGATACATCAAGCTCAGTATCAAAATCTACAGATGAGTCTATCGGAATACCAGCATCATCATAGGTGGCGGGAGGATTACCGAGCACATCCTCAACATCGGTATAACCAAATCCCGGATCAAAATCTAGATCGGACGGTCCATACCCTGCCCACGGGGAATTAATACCTGTCACAAACGTACCGCTCCCGCTTGTAACGGGTGTCTTTATGCTACCCGTCCCATAAGGATTATCTGTGTAACTGTAGACCACACCTTGATCCGCCAAGCTTCCCATACCGATGTTTGCACCTTCTACTGCTCCGTAACTAGCAATATTGTAGGCCGCTGTTATATCAGGAATAACGTCTAAGTTACTATAATCAATTGCTGCTAGTGCATCGATGATGTTTTGCTGATGTTGGGCTGCGGTTAGGCCGGGAGGCACATTATCAACCATACCAGACATTACCGGACCAAAACCTAATTCAGACAACATACCGGGAGAGTATCCAACCATCTGGTTGTTTAACAAACCTACGCCATATCCCGGAGTACCCTTTTTAGCTTCTGAAAATATGTTTTCTAAATTTTTTTGGCTCAACGCACTACCAGCCGCAGACATAATCGATATAGGCCCCAGTGCCAGACCCATTATTTTAGGAAGTCCTGTTGCTCTTTGTGTTCCCGTAAGGGGGTTGAGCTCAGTCGGGACATCCATAACCTGTTTAATTCTGTCTGATAACCAAGCCTCTATACCAGTTAGCGTTGATTCTTGTCCTACACCAGAGAGTTGAGATGAAGTTGTACTGCCTTCTCCTTCTGATTCTTCAGAAGCTAAACCTACCGCCTGTGCTGCACTACGAACAACACCATACGGTGTCCAAGAACGAGACATATCATCTTCAAAAGGTGACGGAACCTCGCTGGCTTTGCCGATAGCAAACTCTACAGCAGCAGCACCTAGCGTGCTTTCAAGATATTCTTGTAATATACTCATTGGTTATTTGAGTCCTTTGCGGTTATAAAAGCTTCATAATCAGCCTTTAATCCTTTAAGCATTTCCAGTGAAGTTATCTTCCCCTGCAAGCGGAACACTTCCAGTTCCGATCTGGCCCCCACCAACGCCCGAAGCGTCATTTGGATTTGCTCCTGCAGGTACGTCTCCAGACTGTCCCATGCTTCCTTGTTGGTTACTAGGCTGCTGACCTTCCGGGCCTGTTCCTTGTTGAGCATTCTGTGCCAATCCTTTCAACATCTCTGCAAAAATTTGAGCCTCGTTTACGTCGTTAACCAAACTATCGGGATCGATGTCTTGGGCAATAGCCAGTTCACGCATGAGGTTAGGTATTTTAATAAACGGTGCTAACATAGGGTTAGATACCGTTTGAAGCAGGGTTGTTAGTCTTTGGCTGCGGACTTCTTTTTGCATAACTGCAGCTACGCCGCGAGGTTTGATCTCTAGGTCACCTTCGATATCGGGAGCATCCTCATTAAATTGCATGTTCCACTGGAAGTATGCCTCACCTAGCGGCTTGAGTAGTGCATCATCTATGTTTTTGATTACCGTCTTGAGAGATAGGCTTGCACCACCAAGAAGCATAGATAGTCCAGATGCGGTTCGGCCTGTTCCGGCTACCCCAGTTTGACCGTGCATAATCGATGGAAGGCCCGTCTCTTCGTCTGCAAGTTGACGACTAATCTGATACATCTGAATATTTTCAGGTGCGGTGTTAGGAAACTTTAGTCCGTTGACTGCGGTTCCTGTTACGCCGGACTGACGACGGAATATCTTTCCGGGGAAGATATCCATATTCTGTCCGGGAACCAAACTTGCTTCGTCTACGTCGAATACCAAGTTACCGGCAAGAGCGAGGTTATCAATTGCCATCCGAACGTGACCGTTCATCAGCATCTGTGCATCTTCCATATTTTCCGCTACGCCAACGCCCCACATCTGATATGGGTTGATTTCGTAGGGAAAAACACTAAAGGGTATACGGGCAGGGGTGAACGGGTTTAAGACACAACGAAGAATAGCATCACCGCAAATCCAAACATTGACTTGAATCTGATCCATTGGCCCCATGTTATTTGGGACATCCATACCGGCTTCATTTGCCATCTTTGCATCTAGAACGCCCCAGTATTCAAGAACTTCAAAACGATTTTCTTGATAGTACGCTTCTGTTTCGTCCTCGCGGATGGTATCTTCGTAGTACTTATCTACGTAGTTTGATCCCTTTGCAATAGCATCTTCAATTGCATCTTTGTAGAAATACGGATGATTCAACAAGCCTCTGAGTTGCTGACGATTCATTCGATGTCTTTGAATCACATATTCACAATCTTCTATGCTCGTTGCTGAAGGGTCTGGATGAAAATCCCAGACTGAAACGTGTTCGATACGAGGAACAATTTTTTCGTACGGGGTGTACGATCTTTCTCCCTCTTCGTCGCGCTTCCACTGATGTACTCGCTTGTAAAAGTTAAATGGTCCTTTTACAATACCCGTCCCTAACAAAGCAGATTCAAAAACAGCACTTCGGAATACGTTTACTGCGCTCGTATCTAAAAGCTGATCGTGAATCATTTTCTCCATGTTTAAAGCTGCTTTTTGAGCAGGTGAAATTTGCGGTTCTCCTACGAGCGACGGACCGGGACGCAAAGGAGCATTTGCGTATCTATCCTTTAAACCACCTAAAAAGTCACGCCCACCAGAAGCTTGCATCGCCCCCGGCTCTAAGGTGCGACCATCTCCTGCATAACCATACGGATCTATAATAGAATCCAACGGCGTTTCCATATGGGCAAACTCTTCTATGCCTTCTGGAACCGGAGTTGGTTCTACGACAAGAGGAAACTTTTTATTTGCAAAGAGTATGTCGATGATCTGCCCATACGCAGCAAGAACCTTAGTTTTCGTAATCTTGATGAATACTTTTGATCTTTCAGAATCACGGTACTGTGTTGTGGAGTCATAGATACCACGAAAGTTCTTGTACGATTTTAGCCAGCGTTGCTCATAAGCATACCGACCATTTTCGGAATCCTCAAACTTTTTGCGAATGTATCCTGCCAGCCCTGAAAAAGCTTCTTCAGGGTTGTAGACTACGACCTGTTCGTCATCAGGGGGTTGGAGAAAATTTTCAGACATCTGATTTTAGTAGTCGCGCTGTTCAGCCATTTTCATAACTGATGGGTCAACGGCTTTCTTGGTCATCTTCTTTGGCATGTCTTCGGTGAGTACACCCTGCTTTGCCATAGTGTCAAACTCAAGACCTTCCCGATATAGTTTATTGCAACCCATCATGTCGTCAACTTTAGTTTTGTCGCTATTCATGATGTACGATGCACCCATATTCATGTTCATGGTTAGTCTCCCAATTTATGGTTTGTAAGAAATGAAGCCGGTTGCGTCTTTACCTTCACGAGCGGCTTCTCTCGCTTGGCTCAATCTATCACCGATAGAAAGAAAAGATGGTGGCGTAAGAGAAGTAGGCTGGGGCACGTTTGTGACAGGTCTACCCGGCGCACCTTGAACTTGTTGCTGTCTTGCCTGCGCTGCCTGCATCATGCTAGGCACTTCTGGTATGTCTGTTATGCTTCCCGGAAGGGGGCTAACAGCAGACTCTAAGACACGAAATCCTGTTTTTAATGTTTCGGCTGGAGGTGGTGGTACATAACCTTCAGGATATGCTTCA